CCCATGTCAATCGGGTGAAGAATCAATTCACTCGCAAGAAGTTTGTCAATCCCACGACTGGCAAACTCGATATGCGGTATAACCCTTTGTGTCTCCATGGCAGCACAGAGATTCAGCTCCTTGACGGTAGCGTGAGGACCATTGAGGAGATGGCTGAGGCGCATGCCAAGGGTGAGGAGCAATGGGTTTGGTCGACTGATTTGAAGGATGGCGGAAGGCTTCGTCCAGGCAAGGTTGAATGGGCCGGAAAGACGAGGCAGAACGCCAAGCTTGTAAGGGTAACATTGGACAGTGGCAAGTCTGTCACGGTGACACCTGACCACAAGATGATTCGTCGTGACGGGTCCAAGGTCCAGGCTCAGAGTCTTCGCCCTGGTGATTCCTTGATGCCGTTCCGTAGACGAATTAGCTCCAAGGCCAAGGGAGAGGTGCTCGAGGGGTATGAGCTAATTTATTGCCCCAAAACAAGGAAATCCCTCTATGGGCATCGGGTCATTGCTGCTGACCTTGGACTCAAAAAGAAGGGCGAGCTTGTTCATCATGAAGACTTCAACCCTCTGAATAATGCCCCATGGAATCTCAAGGGCATGTTCTACAAGGACCATCTTGAGCTTCATCGCAAGCTTGGTTTTAGTGCGGGCGAGGCCATCAAGAAGGCCAGGGCTCAGGACCCAGAGCTTGATATGAGGCTTCGTGAGGCTGCTAGTCGAAATATAACTCGGTACAACCAAAGCACAGAGAGACGTGAAAAGCTGGCTGAATGGAACCGCGAGAGGGACCAGGGTCGATTTATTCGGGAGTACAACAGCTCAGAGCAGCATACCAGGGACAACGAGATTCGTAGCCAGGCAATGAGTGAGCTTTGGGCCGATCCAGATCGACGCGAGAGAGCCAGCAGGAACATGAGGATCAAGTTCCCGTTGGCTTTTGTCGAGGGTGTCAAAGAACTGGTGCGTCAGAACCCCAGTGCCAGCATGGATGACATTTCCGTGGCAGCTTTTGATGTGCTTCGTGATGTCCTCCAAGAGGCCAATACCAGAAAAGTCGTATCCATTCATCGTCACATGCTTCACAAGATGGTGAAGGAAGAGGGATATGATGACTTTGACTCGTTCAAGAAGGCGGCTATTGGAGACAACCATAAGGTAGTGTCTATTGAATGGCTCGAAGAACGGGCTGACACGTTCACATTGACCGTTGGAAAGACTCACACGTTTGCCGTTCAAGCAGGCGTTTTTGTTTGCAATTCGCATGACGAGGATTTCTTCATACCTGTTCGTGACGGCAAGAGAACCACAGAGGTCGATGTCATCCAGGGGCCGGACTACACCGAGACTGATAGCCTCGAATACCACCGTGACAAGCTGGTGGCATCGCTGAAGATTCCGAAGATGTACTTTGGCTATGGCGGCGAGGCAGTTCAGGGCGAGTTGTCCACCCAGGACATTCGGTTTGCCCGTGCCGTCATGAGAATTCAGCGGTGCCTCAGAGGGGGGTATCGCAAGGCGTGTCGGGTCCACCTCATTGCGACGGGGAAAGAGCCTGACAGGCATGATTATCAGGTCCACATGACCATTCCATCGTCCATTCTGGAGCTGGCCAGGATGGAGGTGATGAACACGACCGCAGATCTCTCTCAGAGGATGGGTGAGATGGTCAGCACCAAGTGGCTCTTGGTTCACCTCTTCAAGTTCACTGAGGAGGAAGCCGTGAGGGTCATGGAAGAGAAGAACGAGGAGAGTCTAAAGGCCGGCGCGATAGACGCTCAGGTCCAAAAGCTTCAGATGCAGTCCATGGACACTGAGACGGCTTCTGGCGGTGCCCCTTCATTGACGGAGGCGGACAAGCTGGAGAGGCGTTTGTCACAGATGATCAAGGCTGTTCCGAAAGGGGATTGGCGGCGGGAGTTTGACAAGGGGAACAGGGCAGCCGAGAAGCGAGCTGAAGCCAAAATTGATCGGCTGCTCAGGGAAAACGTGATGGTCAACAAGCGTATGCGCGAGCTTGGTGGATTGCTGGTTGACCTTCGCAAAACGATGCGAGCGGAGGCAAGCCCTTAGTATCCTATGCGATAACGAGGCTTGACACGCGAGCACTTATAGCCGTAGGCTGCTTTTCATATAGAGAAGGGTCTACAACCTGGGCACCATGACATCACGAAAGTTAGTAGATGGTGAATTCCTCTCGAAGTTGCTTGGCGGCAGCTACGAGGTGGTAATGGGGCAGGTTGATGAGGCCGTGTCCTCGCAGCCTGAGCTTTTTGGCGGCGAGGATGGCGATGATGTTCGCACCATCGGCACCTTTTCCAACCATGCGATTGTCCTCAATGACAACGGCGAGTTCTTCCGTACCAGCTTCTCGGTAAGCGAGGAGACGGGGGCGCTAGAGCTTGGAGAGGTCGAGCGGATCGATGTACCGGTACGCGAGACATCGGAGCTAAGCGCCGAGGTGAGGACTGAATCCATGCGGGCGGTAAGGGCTCTTCTGGACGAGGATGATGATGAGGCGGACAACCGCCTTGGGTCATTGTTCGAGCTGGTCCAGTCTGGAGTCAAGCTGACCGCCGAGGGGGTCGAGGACGATCTGCTCGAGATGGGTGAGGATGATCCCGATTGGCTCGTGGCTGTGCGTGAGAACGAACAGGGGATGACCCGGTTTGTTGGTGCCGAGGCCAATCAGGAGCTACCCAAGCCAAGATTCGAGACATTTATCGCCGAAGGTGACAATGGTGATGATCGTCATCGACGGGTGATTGGAGCTTCTCTGAGGGCACTCCGCGAGTCGCTGTTGAGGATGCAGGACAGCATTGCAGTTGCTCGCAGGTCCGATGGCGAGTATCGTATTCCCAAAGAGGACGAGGACAACACGATGGTCGTTGAGGACTTCGTGGAGTTCACGCGAGAATTTGGAGCAGACCTCGATGCTACTGTTGGGCTGGTCGAGGATGCCATTTCGGTATCTGAAGACGGAACGCTCAAGAGCCTTGCTAGGGTTCATGATGGAGTGGCGGCGAGGGTGAAGGAAATGGGTCTTGCGGCAGCATTCTCTGAGAAGTTTGCTCGTCGTTTTGATCAGCCTCAAGCAGGCAGGTAGGGAGGTCTAGGGGAATGTTCAATCGGGAAAACATCAAGGTTCGCCCACTGAGCGAGGAGCTTGAGGGCATCGGTCTCGATCCTGACAAGGTGATGGACGACATCGAGCGCAACGCTGGGTTGCTCGAGCAGTATGCCGGAAGCCCGCCGTCGTCTGAGGCCGTGAGGCCGCGCCTGGTCGAGGAGACCGAGGACAACACGGATACGGATACGGACACCGATGACGAGGAGTTCGTGGAGTGGGACGGCGAGGACATTGATGACGACGAGGAGCTTGAGTTTCTCGGCGAGAAGATTGTCCGGAAGAAAAAGGGGTATCGTGAAGACCCCAAGACCGGCAAGATGGTGAAGGTCAGCATCCAGCAGAAGCGCAAGGAAAAGCGCAAGAGGATGAAGAAGCGCGGCAAGCTTCGTACAGCAGCCAAGATGTACCAGAAGCGGTTCAAGACCAAGATCAAGCGGCGCCGTAAGCGCCTCGCCAGAAGCGGGAAGCAGAAGAAGGGCTTCATCGCTCGCATGGAAGGCACCGTGGGAGATCAGCTCCGACAGCTCCGAGAAGATCTGGAGCAGAGCGACATCAACACGGGCGAGCCGAGTCCCTTCGAGGAAGCGGCCATCAATGCTGGTTGGCTGGCATTGCTCCTGGGTGAGTGCTTCGAGGCCATGGGTGATGCCGAGGCCGGAACGATGCTCTACACCATGAGCGATACGGCTGCGGATCTCTCCGAGGCCATCGAGGTGGCTGGCGGTGAGCTGGATGAGGACTTGGAGGCCAAGCTCACGTCCTTGCTCGAAGGCGTCACCAAGGCGCTTGCCACCCACGAGGAGATTGGCTCTCCCAGTCTCTTCGAGTCCATCCAAATGGGGGTCGAGAACGGCTTGTATGAGGATGATGACGACGAGGATGACGAAGACCTCACCGAAGACGTGGATGGCGACGATCTCGACCTGTTCGAGGATGAGGACGAGGACGAGGACGACGAAATCGACTTCGAGGACGACGAGTAGGGGTTGTGGCGTGGATTCCCGTCGATTGGCTCATCGAAGCCAGTAGGCTGCGAACGAGGAGCGGTCGGCGGGAAACCTTGGGGTTTGGAGGAACGACTCGAGACAAGATCGGATTCGAGAAAAAGGGCAAGCGGAAGATAGTTTCCAAACGGAAGCGGCCAAAGCGGAAGCTTGGGGATCTTTTATCACGCGGGCCTCACCGATCTCGTCTCATACGTTCAGGGTGAAACAGATGGCAGCTCTACTCATCGACACCATGCCTTTGACCTTCCAACTGGAAGAGTCCAAAGAACCCGGAAAGCTGGGCAAGGTCATTGCTCGCGGGCCATATGCTCGTAGTGATAAGGCCACCGAGAACAAGCGTCTCTACAAGCGTCACTTGTGGGAGCGTGAGATTGCTCGGATGTCTGAGGACATGGCGTCACGACGGACTTTTGGTGAGCTTGATCATCCTGCCGATGGGCGCACCAAGCTTCAGCGTGTAAGTCATCTGCTTACCGGGCTCAAGGTCGAGGGCAACGAGGTCATCGGTGAGTCGGAGATCCTGGACACCCCGAACGGTCGCATTCTCAAGACCATCATGGAGGCCCAGGCCCAGGTTGGCGTAAGCAGCCGGGGCTATGGTTCTACCAAGACGCTCCCTGACGGAACCATGGAGGTGCAGGAGGATTTCAGGCTCGACACCTTTGATTTCGTCGCTGACCCTGCGACCCGCTCAGCGTATCCGCAGGTGTTCCATGAGGAGCTTGAGCGGATACCGGAGGATGACATGGGGTTGACCGTAGAGGATCTGAGGACCAACTATCCTGGTCTCGTAGAGGAGATTACCTCAACAGTGCTGGCCGAGAATGAGCGGCGTGTTGAGGAGCGGCTGACTGAGAAGTTCTCATCTGAGCTTCGGCGGAAGATGGAGCAGATCGGTGAGGCCGTCGAGGAGCGTGTCAGGAGTGAGTACCTGAGCGATCCCGAGGTGGCCGGTGCCAAGCAGGTCTTGGAGCGCGTCGCTTCGTTGGTCACGAGCTTCGCCAACCCCGTTGTTCATCAGCAAGAGCTTGCCTCGAAGGATGACGCCATCAAGGATCTCGAGGGCAAGCTGGCCGAGCGAGAGCTGGAGATTCAGAAGCTCCAGAAGGAGCACGGAGAAATCTCGACCGTTGCCAAGGAGGCCGCATATCGGCTTCATATGGAGCGAAAGATTGCTGGCGACCCGGCGAGAAATGCCATCGTCAAGCTCATGGGTGACATGGGCCAGTACGAGGACATCGAGGCATTGGACTCTCGCATTGAGGCGGTTCAGAAAGAGCTGTCTGCGGCTCGAGACGAGCATATCGGCGAAGAGGACGAGGCCAAGGGCGAGCTGGCCGACAAGCTCAAGGGGCTTGAGGATCGCCTTGACCAGGCAGAGAAGCGGGCCGACGATGCTGAGCAGAAGGTTTCTGAGGCCAATGAGCGGACCCGGAAGGCCATCGAGATTGCCGAGGCCGTGCAGGTTCAGTCGTTCATTGAGGGCATCGTGTCGTCGCATACTGACGGTGACGAGCTTGAGGAGCTTCTCGAGGGCGTCAGGTCTGTTGATGAGGCGACTCGAATCGTCCGGACCTTTGAATCCAACTCATCGAGCCGCAGGGCTCGTGATGAAGATGAAGCAGAGAGAATTCGTGCCCGGGTAGGGCGCGGTAAGCAGCGGTCTCTCGAGGAAGATACCTTTGGGAGGTCGCGTCGTAAACCAAGCAATGGCCAGCAGGGCGCTACGCTGGATGATTTCGGGCTCACAGAAGACGAGTTCGATGAGCTTGCAGGGACGGGAAATCTGACCTCGTAGCGCCGCAGGGTCAGTGACGGAGGGAGATAGGCCATGGAGGCACGGAACATGAATCTGACCGAGGCTGGATCGCGGTCCATCCGTGATGACAGTTACACTGGTCAGCTTGTCGAAAAGTGGGATCGCTTCTTGAAGGGAGTCTCCGAAGACTACACCAAGAAGTGTATGGCGATGCTCATGGAGAACCAGTTTCTCGATATGCGTCGTCAACTCGCCGAGGATACCCTCAGCACCAACGCGGGTGTGTACACCAAGTACATCTTCCCCGTGTTGCGCCGGGTGTTCCCGAACCTGATCGCCAATGAGATCGTCTCGGTTCAGCCGATGACGGCTCCCGTCGGTGCCGTTTTCTATTTCGAGTACAAGCATGGTCGGTCCAAGGGCCAGACCACGGCGGGGACGAACCTGATCCAGAACTTCGACGATCAGTACAGCTCGGAGAAGATCGAGGACGAGCAGCTCACTCCGGTTCTGGCTGGTGGTGAGTGGTTCACCGGCAGCCCCGGCTCAGTCATCTTGCAGTACAACCCGGTTCGTCCCCTGGATGCGACCGTGGGGTACTCGCTGACGGTCGAGGAGTACAACCCGACCACTGACACGGTTGTTCAGTCTCACCAGGACAACGGAGCTGGAGGTTTCACTGGTGCCTTGACCGGTGCCATCAACTACGCCACGGGACAGATCACGAATTTCACATTCGCCCTGGTCACCACGGCGGGCAACTATGTCCGTGCCACCTACTGGTACGACATGGAAGGCAACCGGAACATCCCGGATGTCTACATCGACATCGAGTTCGAGACCATTCGGGCGCAAACCCGGAAGCTCAAGGCTCGTTGGTCGAGCGAGGCCGCCGATGACCTTCGCGCCTTCCACGGCATCGACGCCGAGACCGAGCTGGTCAGCGGCATCAGCCAAGAGGTTGCGCTGGAAATCGACCGTGACATCCTGTCGCAGCTCTTCACCGCTTCGGCGGGGATCATCGAGACGTTCGACTTCACGGTTCCGGCGGGCATCACCGAGATCGATCACATTCGGGCCATCATGACCCGTATGAGCGCGGTCAGCTTCCAGATTCACAAGCAGACCCTTCGGGCGCCTGCCAACTGGTATGTGACCAGCCCCGAGATCTCGGCCAAGATGGTCCAGATGCAAACCCATGCGGACTATCGAGCCCCGTGGGTCAGTGGCGGTGGCAACACACAGGGTCCGTTCGACGGCATCATGGTGCCTCCGAGCTACGGCCCCATGACTTCGCATCAGGGCATCCTGAAGATGGGACCGCTGTCCAACAAGTGGATGGGCTATCAGGACCCGTTCTTCCAGTGGAACCAGATGATGCTCGGCCTTCGAGGTCGCAGCTATTTGGACGCTGGCTTCGTGTTCAGCCCCTACGTGCCTCTCCAGATGACTCCGACCTTCCTCGACCCGGAAGACCAGAGCTATCGCAAGGGCATGAGGACCCGTTACGCCACCAAGCGGCTGCGTGACGAGTGGTATGGGCGTGTAACGATAACGGGTGGCTTGTAGGCTATACGATCCCCCCGGACGCTTCGGCTACCGGGTGCGGGGCTTTGAGCCTCAGCGTTTCTAGAATGGCGACGGGAGGGTCGGCTGTGGCTGGCCCTCCCGTTTTCTTTTGCTGGAGGAGTCATGAAGTTCAAGAAAGCCCGTCCGGGCGTTCTCAGGCTAAATGTTGGTGGCGGAACGAAGCTCGTCAAGGATGACGAGATTCTCGAGGGCGCCTATTGGAAGAAGTTTGCCGATCTCGGCATGCTGGTCCTGGTTGAGGAAGAGGCGGCGGCACCGGTTCCAAAGCCGGTGACGAAGAAAGCTCCTGCCAAGGAGCCAGAGAAGGTGCCAGAAGAGCCCAAGAAGGCTGAGCCCAAGGCTGAGCCTGAGCCCGAGCCAAAGGCCCCTGAGCCCGAGTCCAAGGTCGAAGAAGGCACGATGACTAAATCGTTCGCCGACAAGATGGCCAAGGCCCAAGGGGACAAGGGAACGTCAGTTTCGACGAAATCGAAGACGAAACGGCGCAAAAAGTAGTGTAAGCTCGGACGAGGTGGTTTGATGCGCCTTTCTGAGGAGCTATATGGTGCCATCTTCGAGATGAGTGCCCGTGATGTTCGTAAGAAACTTCGCCGCGCTGGCTGTATCGAGCTGCGCCAGAAGGGGAGTCATGTGCAGGTATCGTGCCCTCCAGATTTGAAGGGCACGGTTCCTGTTCATGGAAAAAAGGACATCAAGAAGGGTACACTGAAGGCCATCGAAAAGTCGTTGCAGATTGATCTCGACGGTGACGGGAAGCCGCGTGGAGGTGGTTCATGACCGACCCTCTCAACAGAGAGGACGCCATCGACTGGGTCAAGAGGTCGCTTGGCTGTGGAGCTGTCATTCTCGAGGTGACCGAGCAGCATGCAGATGACTCATTTGATGACGCTTTGAGATGGTGGATTGCGCGCAAGGGGATCAAGCGCCATGCTGTCCAGAATATTGTGTCTGGCGAGTCGTCTTATGCAATGCCGGATGACTGTGACGAGGTGTTGGCGGTTTGGTTTCCTGGAGTCCAGCTTGACGTCATAGCGGCCATCAATCCCTTTGCATTCATCGACGTTGAGATGTTGCCAGTGGCCTATCAGAGCCTCACGGGACTGCCTGGTGGATCATTCTACGGCACCCTGCACCAGATGATTGCCCATGCGTCGACGGCGCGGCGTGTCATTGGTGCAGAGCCAGCCTTTGAGTACGACAAGGACATCAACACCCTTCACATTTACCCCACCAATCACCAGAGCGGGACGGCCATTGCTCGGTATGCCAGTACGACGCTGGTTACCGAGGACCCGACACCGCCGGCCACAACGCCGGTGAACGACTTCAAGAAGCTGCGGTTTCGGGACAGGGACCTTATCCTTCGGTACGCCAGGGCGTGCCTGAAGGTGCGTCTCGGGCGCGTGCGTAGCAAGTATACTGAGTGGCCGTCTGCGGGCGGTCCCAAGACCATGGACGGCGAGACATTGGTCAGTGAGGGCCAGGGCGAGTGGGACACCCTGACCGAGGAGCTGATTGGTCTCAGCGATCCCGTTCCGTTCGTGGTTGGGTGACGCGGCATGGCTTGGATTTCTATCGATAGTCTCATAGAGGCCAAAAAGAAGCGCAAGGCGGCGCGTGGTGGCCTCAGCAAGAAACCGCCACAACAGAAGCCAAGGCCCGGTGGCTCACAGGCCAAGGCCAAGGTTGATCGGGTGCCGGCTCAACTGATGCACTGTGTCAACGCGGTGAAGGCTGGAAGGCCAAGCAAGCCTGGTGGGAAGCCTCAGAAGAAACATAGCGTGCGAGCGGCCTGGAACATCTGCCGGTGGTCCTTGACGCGGCATGGGTACCTGAAGCCGCCCTATAAAAAGAATGCCAAGCTGTCGAGTCTCCGTCAGACACAGAAGGGTTCGAGGGCGTCGATGAAGCATGCCATGGAGCCCGAAGCACCGGCGAAGTATAAGCGATTCAAGGACCTGTTCAGGGACATTGAGCCCACGGTGTAGGAGGATGCGATGAAGCTTTCTGCAAAATTGAGTGAGGCAATTGGTGATGGCATGGGTCACGGAGGGGTATGTAAGTGCTTGGAGTGTGGTTATTCGCAGCCCCATAGAACAGGTGAGCCATGCGAGAAATTGGAATGTCCGAAATGTGGCTCAAAAATGGTTCGAGAGGGTCAGGGCGAGAGGCCCGGTAGAGGCATGGGCATTGGAAGGATCTAGGCTATGAGCAGAACCACCTTTCACGGAAAAAGCGGACGTTTTACATCTCCACGGTCGGCTCATACCGTGACCAAGGGCGGCGAGCGGTTCAAGATGGTGCGGCAGCTTCGGCGTATTGGCGGCAAGGCCCCGGCGCCCGAGCCCGAAGCAGACGTGGCCGATACCGTAGAGGCGGCCAAGGCCAAGGAAGAGATGGCGATGTTTGTAGCGGCATCTCCGGGCTGGATTCCTCTTCATGACGTGATGGGCGCCGCGTTTGGCGAGGATTTGGATGAGTGGGCGCTGGCCCATGGAAAGACCGCGTACAACGTGCCGCCGCCATTCATAGCTGCCAGGGTTTTGAAGATCACGGCCAGCAAGGTCAAGAAGGCATTGGCCCAAAAGCGGTACATCGCGAGCGGGCGCGGGCGGGCGTGGACCATGAGGTACACTGATGACCTGTCGCCCGGGATCAGGATTGCCCATTACCGGCATGACAGCAAGGATAGGAGCAAGGACTATTGGTCTGCTAGCGCCTATCAGGGGGCAGATTCTTCCAAGCGGTGGAAGAGCTTTGAGGACAAGGATCTCAAGAGGGTTTTGGCCTTTGCAAACGAGCACGCTCAAGAGGCGGCTGACGCCATGGCACAAGAAGGAGCGATCTGATCATGAGGCTGTCAAACGAGCTAAAAGAATCGGTCGATAGGGTGAGTCAGGTTTTCCAGCTAAGGAAGCAGATCAAGAACCTGTGGGAGGTTATTAATCTCGCCAGGGATTTCAGCGGTGAGGCATTGGCATATAGGCAGTTGTTGATACGGTCCTTGGAGAAAAATCATGACTTGGGCGAGCTTCTGTCGCCGTCTGTTAGAAACCAATTGTCCAAACATGAAAGAGAAATGGACAGGGTTTATGCAAAGTTCGACAAGGAGCTAAAAAAAGCCCCTAAGCCATTCAAAGACAAGTCTTGGACTGATCTACTTTAGAAGGAACGATGTGATGAATATCGAGCGAGTCAATGAGCTGTCCAGTTTGAGAAGAGATGTCTCTGGCAAGGGGAGATAGATGGGCTTCTGTGGCGATGATTGCAAGCCCAAAAGGCGCATATTCCCGGGCGGCGAGTGCGGCGAGGGATGTGGAGACGAGCGCCAGGTTTGGGACTCTATCGCTACCGAGCCGGCGAGGCTGGCTGGCGAGCCCGTCAAATTCTACTCCATCCGGCGGGCCAAGAACCGCGATCCCCTCTACAAAGAACCATCGGCTGAAGGCCAGGAATGGGCCTATGAGGGGCCGTTTGAGGTCTGGGCATCCATAGACTTCCCGCAGTCAGAAAACATTACCCAGGAGGCCACAGAGGTCGGGGAGCGCAGTGAGGCTGACGCCATAGCCTGGGTATCCCGCAAGGAGTTCGAGGACCGTGAGGCGCCGTATCCAAAGCGGGGGGACATTTTGGAGTTCTGGGCTCAACCTCCGTGGGGGTACGAGCCAGAAAATACTCAGTGGGATGTGACCAAAGCGACCCGTGACGGCAACGTGTTCACGACGGCGGCCTTTGTGATGTACAAGGTTGAGCTAAAGCAGCGGAGCAAGTTCGTACCGTTCCGCAAGACGGAGCATAGCAGGATATGAGACTGTCAGATGAACTGAATGAATCTTTGTCCGAGGGGAAGTATCCGAGACTCGAGGCAGAGACCGATGATCGCATTGATAGGCTCCTCAAACACCTTATGAGTGCAGAAGAGAAGCTGAAGGCTGCCAAGCGTGAGAAGTGGCAGGCAGAACAGCAAATAGGGACGCTTGAGGCTAGGATAAAGCACTACAAGGAGTCTATCGATAAGCTGCGTGCGGCCAAGAAAAAACTTGCTAAGGCGTCGACTCGAGGTTGAAATGAGACTGTCTCAGGAGCTTGAAGAGGCCACTAGGAGATCCCGAGTATTTGGTGATGCGTGGGGCTTGGTTGTGACGAAGGCGATGGCGCCAGAGTTGGCCAAGGGGGGTCTTGCATCATTGAAGCCGTCGGTTGTCTATCACGTCCGTACTCCGAAGCCGCATGATGAGTCATTGGGAGTTGTCGCAAAGAAGGGCAAGCGTTGGTATTACGCTTTGTCGCCGCAGTTTAGGCCAAAGCCGAGCCGTGATGCCAAGGGTGCCCTTCGAGGACTCATTGGCGCTCATATTTACGGGGTGATGAAGGCGGTGCAGGGGAGCCCGGAGAAATGGGGCAATACGGTGGACGACGCTCTGAAGAACTTGGAGTGTCCCATACTTCAGAAGCTTGCTCATACCTTTGGGTTCGTGAAGGAGTATGGAAGCCTGTGAGACTGTCTCGGCAGCTCGAGGAGGCACTGAAGGTGCCCACCCCTTACGACATGCACGTCAAGCACGGCATGCCGCTGACGCCGACCTTTATCACCAAGGGGCGCAAGGGAGTAGAGGCCAAGGGACCACACCTGTTTTGCTCTAGGACACCTGACGGGAAGTGGAAGATTGATGGACGGCTCAAGGGTAGCCGCCGAAGCGTGAAGGTGCTCGAGAAGAAGAGGATGGCCTATCAGATGGCCCGGAAGCTTCTCAATCACCTGCGTGATTATGGTGATGATTTCGTGGTGAATGATGGGAAACGGACCTGGAGGGTCAAGGCCGGTGACACGTTGGCCTTTACTGATGCCCAGAAGGGCATTGAAAGATGGTTCAAGAGAGGTGGATCATGAGTCTTGCGAAAGAAATACTGGGCGAGCTGGGTGCGCTGTGAAACTTTCGGAGCAGCTACATGAGGCCATTGGCTCTAGGCGCCTTGATGAGGCTGCTGAGCGCGTTGTTTTGTCAGTTGGCCAGATGGTCTCGGTGAGGAACAAGCGTGGTGTGACGGTCATAAAGAGGGGCCGCATTGCCAATGTAGACTTGCCCACGGGAACCATCCGGGTGGAGGACATCGATTCAGGCACGACGCTAGAGGTTGATGTCAATCCTGAGAAGTACACTGTCTGGGTATTGCCGCCCCCAGACGCCAAGGTGGACAGGATGTCCAGGATCAAGACCCTGTATGTCCGTGGCGGTGGTCTCAGGCCGAGCGCGTATCAAGGGGGGAAGTGGCCGTGAGCGAGATGGCCAAAAGGCTGATGGAGATGGGCTTCTCGTTCATCTGTGCCAACTGTACCAAGATGCACACCGGCATCATGCGCGGCGAGCAGCATTGCGGCTATGCCTTGAGGGGAAGGGTGTGTGGTGGTCCGATATCTGGAGAGGCATTCCAACAATATGAGGGGCCGCTGACCAAGCAGACCATTGCCGAGGTCTGTTTTCGTTGTGGCGCCGATGCTACTGAGCTGATCGAGGTCAAGGGCAAGGGATTTGTGGGAGCCTGTGAGCAGCACATTGGCATGCTGAAGACCATGAAGCCAGTGGTTCCAAGGGCTGGCAAAACCGCATGAATTTTACGGTCAAGCAGAGCCCTAAGAACAAGCCGGTGATGAAGCTCGTTGATGATCTTCCGGAGCGAGTAGAGGCTATCATCAAAACGTTCCCCCAGCTCGTGGCCTTTGATGTTCTAAAAATCATTCAGTCCGGGGCGCCGAGGGACATCGAGGGCTACCCTGACATGCTTAGGGTGAGAGACCTTCCAAGCATTCAGGGATGGGAGCTAACGGCAATTCTTCCGCCCGGTTGGGCGTCGTCTCAAAGGCTACGTTCCGTTGACGTGAAACGAACAGTGTTGTACGTTCGTCCCAAGGTGACGGGCGGGAAGGTCGTGGAGCCGGCTACGGTTGTTTTGGAGCGTAGCAACCCCTGGACCATGGATACGTTGCCATACGAACCGAGCAGGTTCGAGGCGAGCATGTTGTCAAGGCGGGTTACAGAGCAAGAGGCCAGGGTCATTGAGAGTAGGAGGCGAGAAGAGCTTCCTGATATTCGCCGTGAGCTGAAGGATCTCGGTGTGACGCTGAGGCCGGCTGGCAAGGTGGTCTTGAGCCGGCGCGTGACCCGTGACATTGCTTTTGAGGTTCTGCGCTACGAGTTCGGTATTCCGCCAATGCCAGGGCGTTCTCATTGGCGCCCTGCCATCAGAATGGTGCCCAACACAATTACCAAGAAGGCCCTGAAATCACTCGAGCGATGGATATCGAGCCCACAGGATGCAGGATTCAAGACGGCTGAGGATCTGCCGTATGAGAAAGCATCGGTGGCCAAGAGGCTGCGTAGGTTCCAAGACTTGGTGGCGGCGGGGTTGTAGATGAGCGCAAGGACCGGGACCGTTTTTCTCCGTGACTTTGATGAGGGATTGGTTCGCACCATGGGTGCTGAGCTGATCGAGATCGAGCTTGACGGAGAGACGGTGCAGGACTACGCCATCGCCATCGAGGGGGTCAACGGCCCGGACCTCTATGGCGGGTATATCCCCATCATCTGGCAAAACCCAGAAGACGTGTATCAAGAGGGGCTTTTGCCTCATGTCAATATCTCTCGTAGCTCGGTAACGCCGGCAATGAACCGATGGTTTCCGGGCGGCTACGAGTACAGGACGCCGGCGGCGACATCGCACACAGTAACGGCTGGCAATGGTGTCGAGGGACCATCGGCTTTGGAGTTCAAGCCGTGGGCCTATCCCTACGACATCACGTATGAGGTTCATATCCGGGCGAGGCTCAGGGCTCAGGCCGACACCATGTTGAGGAAGATCGGCAAAAAATTCTGGGCCTATGGGCAGATCTACCTGATTGATTCCGAGGGAGCGGAGCGAGGGTATTATGCCTTCCAGGAATCCCTTGATACACTTGATGAAGTGGCAGATGTCGCTGACCGAATGATCGGCTGGACGATATCATTGCGATGTGAGGGCGAGCTTGATTTCAACGACCCATATATCGCTAAGACTTCACCAAATGTCGAGGTCAGTGTAGAATCCAAATCGCCAACGGTAGAAGGGTGAAGGTGAGGCATGGCTTGGTGGGTCTACTTGGGCAAGGTTACGACCTCTGTCGATGGGGGGATTTCAGCCATTATAGATGAGAGGGGCGACAAGCCAGTCATAGTGAAGAGAGATCACGGGCCGGCGGTTCTTGTCCCGAGGCTGAAATTCGAGGCGCCAATGTCGGTTGTGGCCCATTTGACGCGGCTCAAGCTCGTCAGGCCACTCAAGCCCCACATGATTCCCAAAGAGGAAAAGCCGGATATCAAGCCAGAGTCCAAACCAGTGAAAAAGGATGCTCCGAAGGTTGCCGTTCTACCGGCGCCCCCGGAGCCCAAAAAAATCGAGGACAAGCCGAAGGAAGCCCCTTCGGATGACAGTGCGCCTGTGGTAGCATCGATCCCTGTCGAAGAGGAGAAGAACCTTCCTCAAGACGACGATGACACGGGCGAGGAGATGGAGAAGGCGCAGCAGGAGAAGCAGCAGGAGAAGGGAGGCAAGAAAGGTTCAAAGAAACGTCGAGGCTAGCCCCGCGACGACGGAGGGAGATAGGTCATGGCAGAACGATTTCACCCCGGGGTGTACGTTGAGGAGCGGCGCGGCGGGCTGGCCCCGATTCAGGGGGTCTCCACGTCGAACATGGGTATCGTGGGCTTCACGCTCAAGGGACCTGTGGATGTTGCCACATTGGAGACGAGCTTTCCTGCTTTCGAGCGAGAGTTTGGAGGCTTTACGTCTCTCAGTCAGGTGCCAACCCACACATACGCATTCTTTGCCAATGGTGGACGGCGAGGATACATCGTCCGAGCCGTGCCGTCGGATGCGGTGGCGGCAACCGGAGAGATTGCGAATCCCATCTGTGAGGAGACGGTTGGAACCGGTGACGGAACCACCAAGGACTTCACCTCTGGCGGCACGGCGCTGACGCCATTGTCCGGGCTTCCGGTTCAGGCAGTAACGCCGTCGCCTGGTGGCGTGGCGATCACCTACTACGAGGCCGGTACTCCAGTTACCACGCAAGCATGTACCCCGGTTCCGGCTCCTGATGGTGTGGCTGGTGTTTCTGCTGGCGGCAACAATGCCCTGATCAGCCGAATCGTGACCGTGGCGGTGGCTGGAGTGTCTCCGGGTATCGTGCCTGGTACGGTGGTCATCAATACGCTCGTGAGCGCGGCTCCCGTGCTCTACGGAGACGGGGCTGGATATGCCCCGGCGGCCCCCCAGGAAGGTATTGGGAACCTGTACGACGTGGCTGGCATCCAGCGTGGATACATCGACTATGACACGGGGATTTTCAACCTGTCGTTCGATATCGCCACGCCACTCGTGCCCGATGCGGCAGGGGCGTTCACGGCGGACTACACTCCGCTTACGACCGTGCCGGTCACCATTTACGATGACGGTGCAGGGGCCTTGGCCTCGACGACCACCACGCTCGACGGCGGTGGACCGAACACCATCGACTACACAACGGGCGCCATCGAGTTCAAGATTGCTGTGGGCTCGCCAGCGCCGGCCAACAAGCAGCCCATCAACGTCTGCTATTCCCAGGTGCTCTGGGATTACTCGGCGTCTTCTCAGGGAGAATGGGGCAACGATCTCAGCGTGGATGTACGGGGTGATGACGACTTCTTCACCAGGACCACGGCTGTGTTTTCGAGATATGACGTCCTCGTCTATCTCGATGGTGAGCTGGATGCGGTCTATGAGGACGTGAGCTTTACCGATACGTCCGATACTCGATATGTCGGCGACGTCATCAACAATGTTGGTACCGGATCGTCACTCATTGAGTTTGACGAGCCGTCAAATGCCGATGTTGGGCCTCGTCGGTTGAGCGGTTACGCTCGCTCTGTGGGGTGCGCGGCTGGTAACGGCGGCATCCCGGTGGCGACTCCGACACTGGATTATGGGTCGACCGATGGTACGGCGGTAGCCGGCGGTGTGGGCTCGGCGGTTATCCCCGTTGGTGTTCGCACCCTCCCATTGGATGCTCCAGTCCAGCCCGGTTCGGTATCCATCACCTATACCGACAAGAACGGTACTGCCAGGACCATCACGGATGACGGCAGCGGGTATCTGATTGGTGATGTGGATGGTACGGCGCCGTCCAACTTGAACGTCATTGACTACACCACCGGTCATTTCTCGTTCCGTGTAGTGGCTGGCCAGGAGCTTGCCGAGCCCGAGACGAGCCATGGTGCTGGCCCTGCGGTTGTGGTTGCCGGTTCCGTTGCGACGGCGGCCTACTACAAACAGCCCGATCTTTCCATCGTGGAGAACGCGGCTGCCGGTGGTAGTGACGGAGCTTCTCCTGGGGTGTTGACTCGTAACGAGCTGACTGACCCGGCGCTCCTCACCGACCGCGACGGCATGTACGCCCTGTTGGTTCCGAATGAGCTGATGAACGTGACCATCCCCGATGCGGCTGGGAACGTTACCATGTCGACGGACCAAATCACCGAGGCCGAGCGCAACGGGATGTGGTTTGTCATTCTCGCGACTCCTCCAGGGCTCACTCCGCAGCAGGCGCAAGATTACCGTGTGAACACATTGGGGGCCAACAGCAGCTATGCGGCGCTGTACTACCCCTACATCACGATCACGGACCCCGTGACGGACCTCCCGGCGAATATACCGCCCGGCGGTCACATCGCGGGCATCTACGCCAGGGTCGACAACACCAAGTCGGTTGGCAAGGCGCCGGCTGGTGTCGAGGACGGGAAGATCAACTTCTCCATTGGTCTCGAGCGGACCCTTGAGTTCGCCGAAATCGACATCCTGTACCCCAAGCAGATCAACGCCCTGATTGACACGGCTCAAACCGGGCGGTGCGTCTGGGGGGCCAGGACGCTTGAGAATCCGCCAAGCGATTTCCGCTTCATTCATGTGCGGAGGCTCTTCAACTTCTTGAAGGCGTCGATCTTCAACAGCACCCACGGATTCGTGTTCGAGAGCGTGGGGGCTGGTCTCCGGAAGCGGATCAAGCTGTCCGTCGAGAGCTTCCTGCTGACCCTGTATGGCCAGGGGCTCTTCAAGGGCGATTCGCCGCAGGCGGCCTTCTCGGTTATCTGTGACGAGAGCAACAATCCTGAAGAGGTCGAGAATAGCGGAACAGTTATCTGCGACATTTACGTCGCGGCTAACGTGCCCGGAGAGTTCATCGTCTTCAGGATTCAGCAAAAGTTCACGGCTGCTGAATAGGTTGACAGATTGAGGTGTTGAAATGAAGAAGCTGGCAGAGGAGATTCGGGGTATTCTGAAGGCGTCTATTGATGGTGATGACGGCCATCTTCAAGAAGAAGAGCCAGAGCCGGAAGAGGGGTCTTTGTGCGAAGACACTGGAACTCCCTGCTGGCAGCTTCAGGAGGCAGCTCAGTTCATTGCCGAGGACATGTCCGAGGTTATGGGCGTGGACCCGGAGGTGCTCTCTGTGGCGCTCACAGAGGCCATGAAGTGCGATAGCAAGTGCGGCGAGAAGTACCGCACCAAAGATGGCGGTTTCAAGGGAGGCCGGGGCGAGGCGTTCAAGACCTGTGAGGAGTACGCCAAGGCGTGTTGCTCGGGGGTCAAGGACGCTGGAGCTTTTTGTGCTTATTTGGGAAGACGAGCGGGTAAAATTTAGGGAACCAAGGGGCATTTGGTGTCCCTTTTCGAGGGTGAGGAAAAATGGACGCAGCAATCACGAATGCAGGAACCGAAGCCAAGTTCATTCCGGGGCCGAACATCAACCTGGACCCGGGCGAGACCAAGACTTGGTCTGATATCGGGTTGGCGGACCTGGATGGAAACGAGGTCATCAAGGCCGGTGTTGTCGCTGGAACCTTGACGGTGGCAGTGACGCCGGGACCGAGCGATGCCGCGCTGGCGACCCAGGGAAATATCGTTTCTGACGGCTTGCCGATGTATGACTACGCAGATCTTCCGGTTCCTTTCCGGGGCCGCGTTGCGTTCGTCATGAATGGTCGTAAGGCTGGTGAGCTTGCTGGGGCTGGTACTGGTGTTCCGTGCTATTACGACACCACAGTCGGTGATTGGGCCACGTTCTCTGGCGACATAGCGGTCACCATCTAGTAGGGGGTCGACGTGGCTACAGCGCCGGGGATTATAGACCAGGGGATATCTGCTGGTGGGCAGTGGAACGGAACGGTCCCACCTGGAGCACCAGTGGACAATCTTGGTATTCGGACGTTTCCACCAGCGGCAACCGGTGGTCGTGTTGACCTACCATGGGCTGCTTCGGGTTCGTCTTTCGAGACCTATGTGATTGACAAGATCATGGTCGATTTCGGACTTTCTGGTACGAATTCGGTTGAGATTGTCGACGCGGGTAGTCGTAAGTTTGTGTTGGCTTCACCCGGTGCTGGCCTGTATCTTTTCACTGGGCCGCTTGAGCTGGCGTGGGATGAGCACATCGAGCTTACCTCTTTGGTAAGTGCGAATGCCATGCACGCCCGCATACACGCGAGACCAGGGAGAATGAGGCCGACGAGCTAGGAGGTGAGCTGTGGGTCGTCTGTCAGAGCAACTAGGGTCGGCGATTCGTCCAGGACCCCCTGACTGTGAGGGGCTGATCGTCAAGGTGGCCAATCTCAGCAATGAGAACTACCCTGGAATGGATGTTCAGGGTGTGCTCCCTGTGCTTGTTGTTGGCCATCAAGACCTCAGTGAGCATGAGTGGGCCTCGTGGGTCAAGATGCAAGCTATGGCGCCCTATGGGATTGCTTATGCGTCCCGACTGGCCGAAGAGGGTGTTGACCTCAAGGACATGATGCCGACAACGGCTCTTGGCCGACACATGAGGAAGCCTGGAGGGGGCTCGAATTATTCTCGTTTTGAGTATCTTGATCGAGCGGGATACATATTGACCTTGGTCGAGAAGTGGCCCTCGCTCTATAATCTGATATCAGAGGAGATGAAGGAGCAACGGATGACCCTCGTGGAGTTCGTGAGGCGAGTCCAAGAGCTACCTTCTCCGCAAGAGGTTGGGCAGGGGCGACACTCAACACTGGGTGACCTTATCAGTCGTTTGGTCACCGTCACCCCTGATTTTTAGGAGAGGGAGAGGGAGTAGGAGAAGGCAATGCCAAGACCAGCAGCATCAGATCCGCTTCATGCGTTCCGCTTTCACGCCAAGGTGACGTCTGGGCCAGACCTTTCTGGAACTGACAACGGATCAGCGAACAGTGCCACCGATCTGCTTCAGCCAGAGGGCAATGACGCTGGAACAGGGTATATCATCGGTGACGGAACCGAGGCAGGATTCAACAGCATCACGATGCCAGAGATCACCGTGGAGCATGCGGAGTATCGTGAAGGTATTCGCGTCTACACGATGAAATTCCCGGGCGTGCCGACCATCGCCGAGATCACCCTCAACAGGGGCGTGGCCCGCAATGACACGGCGTTCTTCAACTGGGTGCTCGCCGCCATCGAGGGCAACGAATACCGGGCAGATCTCGTGATTTATCACATCCAGCGTCCGGCGAACGAGCATGTGGCCGACACGTCCAGGGGTAACGAGCTTGACGCTGAGGCGGCAGTGAGCAAGGAGTATCGACTCTACAATTGCTCGCCAGCTCGTGTGAAGATCGCAGGTGACCTCGATGCCAGCACGAGCGATGTCAGTCTCGCAGAGCTGGACGTGGCTCTCGAACGATTCGACATTGTGCGGCCTGTAAACTCGGCGTAGGGGCTGAGGAGCGATATCGTGCGGCCCATCTCGCCATAGCCCTGGCTAGTGGAGCCGGTGTGGGGCATCATGGGCCTTGGAGGGTCGTAGATGCCTCGGCTAAGATATTTAGACATGCTCCAAGTATTCCCGTTCTGGTGCTTTGATGCCAGCGGGTTTGCGGGCAACCCTCTTTTCTCGATATTTGATCCATCTTTTGGCTTCTCGGCGTGTACCACGCCAGAGGTCAATGTGGAGCTGCGCGAGGTACAGCCTGGGAATTGGGAGTACAAGCGACGGGCAGTCAAGACGGCTGATGTAAGCCCCATCGTTTTGTCGAGGGGGGCGAGGTTCTACGATAGCGATTTCTGGATTTGGATTCACAACGCCATCAGGGGTAAGCAGCCATTGAGACGCAACCTTGTCTTGGTGCATTTCATGGGTTACAGGCCGCTGGCTGCTACCAATCCCCCGGACACTTCTGGGAACATGCCTGATGAGAATGCTGTGACAAGCCTTGTAACGCGAATCCCAGCCAGGGGATGGTTCCTTCAGGGGTGCTTGCCGACGAGGTATAAGTCAGGAGGAGACTTTGACGCGGCATCGAGTGATGTCGCTATCATGGAGCTTGAATTTCAACCGGAGTTTGTGGAAGAGATGACGGTTGCAACTGTCTCGCCCGTGTTGGCGAGGACGTTCTCGCTCACGGCGGCATCTCTCGAGGCCGCCGGGGTGTCAGGGTTCTAGTGGGTCGCGGTGCAAAAGGTCAATGCCGCTTCTGTTCCCCGATCTGAGCGAATCCTTGGCCGAGCCAATTGCTTGGCTACGGACATTGTGGGGGACTGTGTTCGTATTACGGCAGCCAAGGTCTCGAACCGTTTTCAGGTAACCAAGGTTGACCCAACAAATCCAGGCGAGGATCAGGCGGTCGGGATCATCGTCAAAAAATATGATTCAACGACGTGCGTTGTACAGTTTCATGGTCCCATGCGTGGTGTGTATACTGGGCTTACGCCTGGAAAGCGGTACTGGATTGATTCCAATGCCAGGTTGACCTTGGTGGTTGGGGCTCCAGCGATTGGGGGTGTGTTCTACTTGCAAATGATGGGTGTGGCAACTGACGATGAAGAGATATTGGTTGATCCACACATGCCAATGAAGAGGAGAGGATAGAATGACGAAGGAGAAGAAGATGAAGGCGAAGGCGAAAGCGAAGGCGAAGCCGAAGAAAGATAATAGCGACGTGGGCAATGCTGGTGCTGATCCGGAAGCATTGTTGAAGGAGCTGCACCAGGAGGAGCCAAAGCCAGAAGAGCCAATTCTGGAGGATCAAACATTAGAGGCTTCTGGTTCAAAGAGCGGCAGGGTTGACGAGCTTGGGAAATGGTACATGGATGAAATTGATTTTCTCAAGTGGGCGAATTCCACTCTTCGGGTATCCAATCTCAATCTTCACGCAGACAAGCTTCGCACCAAAATCGAAAATCTGAGATTGGATTACGAGGCAAATAGAGTGAAGTTCCTCAACCAGGCGGACGCCTTTGAGAAGGCTGCCAAGAAACGACGAGATGAAGACCATGCCAAGCTCATGGAGGAGATGGGAAATAAGTATGGTGTTGATTTCAGTGATGCAAACATTGTTCTCGATGACAACACGGGAGAAATAAAGTTGATTGACCCTTCTAAGGGTTATCCACTGCCCAAGAATGGGTAATAATTAGTCGGTCGGGGGCGCGGCTGACGGGATAGTGGGAAAGGAGATAGAGGGAAATGGCCGACGTACAACCATTATTTATTGGGAGTGATGGGCTTCCGACCGAGATGCAGGACACCGATTCATTGGATCTCGGCGCTCTCGACATGAGCGGCGACATCACAATGAACTCGAATGAAGTGACAGGATTACCTGCCACCCCATCAGGATCAACGGCGGCGACGTCTAAGGCGTATGTCGATGCGATTGCGTCTGGACTCCATTTGAAGGAGACGGCGCGACTAGCTACGACAGCGGCGCTCTCAACGTGGAGTGCTAGCGGTTCTGGAGTTGGGAAGACTCTCCAGGCACCAGACAATAGCACGTCATACAATGATTTCGACGGGATAACTGCGGCGCTCAATGACCGTGTCTTGGTCAAAGACGGTGGTCCCAACGCCACGCCAGCCATTGACAATGGTATTTACTACGTGTCGCAGCTTGGCGATGGCGCGACCCAGCCGTGCATCTTGACTCGTGCCACGGACTTCGACACGACTGCCGAGGCCAAGGCTGGGTCCTTCTTGTGGGTTGCCGAGGGCAATACTCAGGCTGATACCCAGTGGGGCGTGACCACGGACGATCCGATCACTGTGGACACCACGCCAATCAACTGGACACAAATCAGTGGTCCGGGGACCTATGTCGGCGGCAACGGTATCGACATCACGACCAACACCATTTCGGTGGACCCTGCTACGGGAGCTGTCATCCAGCCTGGTCTCCAATTCGGTACAGGGGCAGACGCCGGGAAGCTGGCGGTATTGCCTGATGGAACTAAGGGTATCGAGGTTGGTGCTGCTGGTGTCGCAGTCAAGGTTGACGGAAGCACCATCAGCTTTGATGGATCTGGCCAACTCGAGGTCTTGGCTGCGACCATTGCCGAGGATCTCAAGGAGGAAGTCGTTGCCTTTGAGAACGTCAGTGCTGGCGATCCCGTTCACTGGGGCGGTGCCGACGATCAGGTGCGGGAATCCCAGGCTGGAACGTCTGGTAGAGAAACCGTTATCGGAGTCATGGAGGACACTGTCACGGCGACCAACAGCGGTACCATGGTGAAGCGTGGGACGTGCCTGGGAGTGCTGACTGGAGCAACCAGAGGCGATTCGTATTTCTTGGCGGCTGCTGGTGGCTTGTCTGCTCCCAACACTCCCCCAACGGGCACAGGAAATGTTGTTGTGCTTGTTGGCTATGCTCGGTCTGATACCGATCTGGATGTCATCATTCAGGTCATGGGTCGCAGGGCATAGTGGCATAGTGTTGGATGGTTGATCGAGTCAGACCTCTAAAGCTAGAGAACCCTAATAGTGGGGGTACTCAGACCGATCTATATCCAACGGCTGCAAATCCAAACCAAGATCATCTCGACGTTCGGGGGGTCGTCATACAGAACGACTCCTCGAACGACGAGGTGGTGCGGATTACTCGAGACGCATCTGATAGAGCTACTTTTGAGGACAGTGAGAACACGACTCCACTGACACTAACCGATCTTGCTGCGGGAACTGGTGGATTAACACCTGATAGTCATAAAGTATTGAGACAGCTCATTCATTTTATTGAAGAAGGACCAGCTGAAGGATTTGTATCGGGAGCGTACAAAGAGACGCTTCCATCTGGAAATCCATTTCCGACATCAATCATTTGGTGGGAGTCAAGCTCGAAGCTGAAGAAAATTGTCGAGAGATTGGTTACGTGGACCGGAGCTTCTCCGACTACTGATCAGTGGAAGATCTATGATACTGATGGGACTACTGTGTTGTGGGTCGTTACCGATACCATCTCGTATTCTGGGCCATTTGAGACTACGAGAACGAGAGCAATAGCAGCGGGGCCATAATGGGACTGTCACCAGCAGCAATTCTCTATGATGCCAACGGCAACCCCATTTCGATTATCAATGATAGTGGAACTTATCGCATATCTGGCGTCACCAAGGTGCTGAATGCTGGCGGGAGCCAGGTAAATCCGGCGACGGAGGATACGCTGGCAACCCGAGCTTCCGAAGCGACCTTGGCCACGAGGGCATCGGAGGCAACGCTTGCTACCCGTGCGACAGCCGCAGCTCAGACTGACGGTAGCCAGAAGGGTCAAGTTGTAGATAGCACGGGAGACGGACTGGAGATTGACGCTTCTGGGCGTGCGGCTATTCAGAACCAGCCGAATATGGATGTAGCGCTCAGTACGAGAGCTACTGAAGCCACTCTACTTCAGGCAGATGGGCGACTCACGACAATCGATTCTGTGCTTGATTTGATCAAGGACACTGATGGAATAAAGAAGATAACCGATCCGCTTCCAGCGGGGTCGAATAATATAGGTGATGTTGATGTAGTTTCTTCAGCTCTTCCAGCAGGTGCTGCAACTGAAGCTACCCTGTTACAGGCTGACGGCAGGCTCACAACCATTGATGCCGTTCTCGACTCCATCAAGGACACCGATGGCATCAAGAAGATCACGGATCAGCTTCCGGCTGGAACGAATGAGATTGGAAAGGTTGCACAAGGGACAAAGGCAGCAGCGGCTGATGCCTGGCCAGAGTATCTAGTAGACTCCGCTGGGAATGTTGTTGGCGTCGTCCTAGATGGATCTGTCTACCGACTCCAAGCCGATGCGAAGGTGGCTAAGGGTGCGTCTGATCTTGTCCATCTTGACGTCATTGACACGACAACAGGAAAGGGACGACTCGAAACAACGCTGCTTACACCAACAGGCGATCCTGTTTCGTTTCCATCCGTCTCTGAGTCGATCAAGAACGACTTTGTGAAGAACGGTACGAGCACTTCGTTGCTTGTGGATGGCAGTACTACGCCGGTTGTATTTGAGTATCTTTCTGATCCAACTAACGATATCTCTCTTCAGGAGATCAAATTCACGATAGCTTCAAATTCAATCACGTTTGGAACTGACTACTTTGGAGGCACGTCTGGGCCACTGAGTAATGGTCTTCTTCTTGAGGCTGTAGTCGCGAGTGGAACCATTGTTCTTTACAACTTCTTGCAGAACGAGTCATTCGTGAACTTCGCTAGCCCTGGTGGTTTCCTGTGGGTGGTCTCGTCCAAAGACATGATGACGTCTGCCTACCAGATCGGTGGTGGTCTTGTGCTTCGTGCCGGGTCTGCTGATAAGGTGCGTGTGACTGTTCGTGACGACCTTTCCAGCGCTGGAGTTTACTTCCGCTGCTACGTAAAGGGTAACGTCAGCGCGAATTAGGAGGGTGATGTGCCGACATCAGTATTTGTGACAGGTGGTCAGGTTGGGATGATCGCCACCCTGGAGCCTGGTTTGGTGCAGGCCGATGATGACCTGAGCATTGCCATCCTCCGCTTCAACTACGAACTCGACGGGATTAGAAGTACCTTCGACGGGGCTATCAACCAAGCGGTCACTGACGATGCCTGGAACTACGTGTTTTTGGACTGGGACGGATCGCTAAACATCAACACTACGGGCTTTCCAACAACGACACACGTTCGCCTTGCGCGGGTTCGTACTGTTGATGGAGGCATTGTCGCTATTGATGACGAGCGCGTTATTCTGACCGCAGGGATTGATAAGACCATCCACCAGGACACAGCCGAGGGCCAGGACAGCACGACCTCGACTGATTGGCAGCAGAAGCTTCGATTGTCACTCACTGACATTCCTGATGGAACCTACATCGTTCAGTGGTACTGCGAGCTTCGGCACTCGAACAACACAGCCACTGAACGATCCGAGATGCGGGTTGAGGTCAACGACATGACTGAGATTGGCTACTCGATTTGGCCCTATAATCTTTTCGAGGACTCAGGTGGATTTGCTGTGAATACACTCTCAGCTGGAAGCTACACCATTGACCTAGACTTTCGCCAGCAAGGCGGGGGAACCGCCTATATTCGCAGGGCTCGTCTCCTGTTCTGGAGGATTGCAT